GATTCTAGGAGTTTCGGAATCCTTTGGTGCTAACCTTGGCAGCGCAGGTCTTGGTGCTCCTGTGGCACCGTTTGGTGGCATTACAGGAAACATCGCAATTCAAACCTGGGGTAGTGTGGTCAATCAGCCTCTGGGTGTGAATATCGCACTTGGTACGCCGGTTACTGACGGACGTACTTTGTATATGGAGCCGAATCAGGATAACATCTTCCAGGCTCTGTATGACAACTCCACTGGCACTGTGACCGCTAACTGGACTACCACACAGGCTACTGTTGGTGCTATTCTTGGTATGACCAAGGATGCCAATGGCTACTGGTATGTTGACGGTGGCAAGACTGGCGGTTCTGCTGTCGTGCAGGTCGTTGGTCTTCCGATGGGACCGGGACTCAACTCTCTTGTCAACTTTGTCTTCCTAACCGCAGCGATTCAAGTAGCTTAATCGAAGGAGATTTCTATGCCTCAAGTAAGAGCAAAATTCGCACAACTGATGCAGCCGGGGCTTAAGAAGATTTACTTCGATTGCCTTGACAGTCAGTTGAAAGCGTCAGACTATCCCAAGGTGTTTCACGAGGTAGATTCTGACTCTGAGTACGAGCAAGAGCTTGAGATGGCAGGCATCTCGGTTCTGCTTGAGAAGCCTGAGAATGCCTCGACTTCTTATACGGAAATGAAGCAAGGTGCTTCTAAGAGAGTCGAGCCTCTGACGTACTCCCTTGGTATCAGGACTTCCAAGGAACTGTATGACGATGATAAGTATGGCCTTGTCGGGAAAAAGGGTCCGACGTTGCTGGCGCGGTCTGCGGCGTTTACCAAGGAGATGATTGCGTGGAATGTGTTTAATCAAGGATTCACGTCCTCGGTTACTACATTCGATGGTAATCCTCTCTTTTACAACGCTCATGCTCTGCTCGGTGGCGCACAGGCTACAGCGATTGGTCCAGGATTGGCCGGTGTTATTTCTGCGCCGGGAACTTATCCTAACCGGCCTTCTGTAGATGTGGATTTTTCGGTAGCCGGTCTTCAACTTGCTACCAATCATGCTTCCCGCATGGTAGATAACATGGGATTTCCAATTCGGCTCAAGTGGCAGCATCTGATTACTCCTCCTGAACTTCGGTTCTTGGTTCGAGAGATTCTTGGTTCTCCGGGTAAACCTTACACAGGGGATAATACGATCAATTCTCTGTTGCCCGAAGATTACAAGAATCTTGAAGTTCCTTGGCTTAACTCGCCGTCTGCTTGGTTCTTGGTTGCAGAAAAAGCAGATCATGCGCTGCAAGTGGTCAATCGTGAAGCTCCTACAACGGACTTTGACGATGACTTCGACACTGATGCTATCAAGCAGAAGACTCGTATGCGCGTTGCTGCTTGGTGCCCGCGGTGGCAGGGTGTGTGGGGAACTCAAGGGCCGTAGGATTACAGCAATTCATCGCTGTGATAGTAGTTGGGGGGCGCGATCCTGCTCCCGCCCCCTGTCTACTCTGAGGATTCAAATGAGCTTCTTCGCACAGACCGGATTACGTCACACACATCTTACAGGACCATGGCATTACTGTGATCGGTGTGATAAGAAAGTCAAAATTGCAGTAATGAAGTGGGAACGAGGACTTCTTCTTGGACCAGAGTGTCAAGATTCTAACAGTTCTCTTGGTCTTCTTGGTGAGCGTGATATTAGAATAGCGCAGGTACTCACTGATGGAAAAGAAGAGCTCGTTCCGGTAGAAAAACTTCGTAATCCAGACTTTGCCGAAGAAGTAGAGGATTTCCTAGTTTAAGAGCGCGAAGGCGCTGGAAAAGGAGATGTTATGAGTATTTCTGAAGGAAGGTTTGAAGGAAACACGTCCTATCCAGACCTTCAGTTTTTTCTAGGTTTCGATGATTTTATTGACACGTCAGTACATGTTGTGAACGCGACGCAGGGTGCTGGACTTGCTAATCAGACACTAGCAGCTTCACTTGCTGCTACGTTGTTCTCGAATGTCGAGCCTTGGCTACGTACTGGTGTGTATGCGTCTTCGTATGACCAGGAGCAGTTTGGTACAGCCGCAGGAGTTGCTGGGCCTACGACTGTAGCAAATACCAGCGGTCCACTGGCTCTACTGCCAGGGATTCCGCCGATTCTTGCTGCTAACTTGGCAACGCTTGGAAATATGCAACGTGGACCGGTTCCGAAGGGTATGCAGATTGATAGCATGGATGTCATCTATACTGTCACTGGTGCGCCTCTTACAACTGCCACTGTTGGATTGACGAAGACAGTGTTTGTAAATAATACCGCACCGGCGGTTACAAACTTGATTGCTCTTGGAGCTAATGGTCTTCCAACCGCAGTACAAGCGCAACCTTATGTAACAAACGTGCCGGTTACAACTCCTGCGATGATTACGTCAGCAGATGCGGAGATTTTGTTAAATCTTAACCTGACTACTCCAGCCGGCGGCTCTGCTATCTTCTACGGTGTCGTGTTCCATTGTCACTACAACTTCAACTAAGAAAGGAGTACCGAGATGGCGAATGATTTCTCAGGACGTATCTGGAAGATCACAACTGGCGGAACTACTCCTTTCGGCGCGGCGAATGTGAAAGTCAAAGGCGGTTCGTGGACTGGTATGACGGCTGCCGGACAAACGTTCATCATTACAGATGAAGCGGGTAGAGCTTATACCTTCACCTCGTCTGGAGTAGATACGCAAGTAACATTCTACGAAATGGGTTGGCTCTCTGGACCGCTTACGTTTAGTGGTACCTTCACTGGAGAAGTTGACTTGTTCTTGGCAACTAAGTAGGAGTAAGCAATGGGAGCCATCAAAACAACAGAACTATCGAATGGTAATGTAGGTCTTGAAATTACCTACGGTGGAAAAGAAGCTCCTTTCGGCGGCGTGGATACGTCTGCGCCGCCGGCTTATATTGATCCAAGATGCTTTACTGCATCAGATGGTTTCTTAGTAATAGATAATAAACTCGTAGCTGTGTCTCTACAACTTGAAGCGATTCCTACTCTCTGGAATGGTGTTGTCGGAGTCATACTTCTTGATGCAGGAACTTTCTATAACTCCACAATCGGACAAGTAAACTATGCTTTGGGTTACACAGCAACTCCAATTACACAACCTGCTTCTGGAGTTGCTTATGTTTTTTACATGACAGAATGGAATCCCTCGAATCTCACACTTGTAAATACGGATACACTTGCGCTTACACTTTTCGATGCGCAACCAATTCTTGAGACAGCTTCTCTTACGCTCGATTTGGTTGCTACAAATACAAGCCAGTATCCGGTTGGAACAGGTGCGGTTTTTAGCATTGCTACTGTAGATGGAACAGGTGCGATTACAGCTATTACCATTTCTGATGGTGGTACGCTTTATAATGTAGGAGATCAGTTTAATCTTTATCAAGGCTCTGGACCAGGGCTTACACCTGGAGATAATGGTGTTATACAAGTTACTACTGTAGGTGCAATGGGAGCAATTACTGGAATTAGAATTGTAAATCCTTGGTATGGATTTACAACAGGTGCAACGAGTTATCAAACTTTCTTCTCGGATACTGTGACGGGACTTGTTATAGCTCCTCCAGTCATGGGAAGTGGTGCGACACTTTCGATAACGACAGTTTCTCCGGCTGGTGGTATTTATGGAATGACTGCGCTTGGAGGTACAAATTACCAAGCTGGACAAGCGTTTAAGGTTGTACAAGGCACAAATCAAAGTGCGTGGTTTTACATAACTTCTGTAGATAGTTCAGGAGGTATTACTCACGGTGCGGTACAAGCACCATTTTTAGGTTTTGGTTATACCACAGGAACTCCAACACAAGGTTTTGGTGGTTTTGCTGTATGGATGATAACAGGAACTTCGGCTCTTACGAAAGAGTACGTAGTTACTACGCTGGTAGCGGCAATTAATGCCTCTGCCACAGCTAGTGCATTAGTGACTGCCACAGCTAGTGTAGATGGTTCAGCGGTTGTCTTGAGTGCCGTAACTCCTGGACCGGTTGGAAATCTTATATCGGTTGAGGATACTTCTGCAAATCAGAATCAAAGCACCGCACCGCCATTCTATTTTCCAGCTTTTAGTCCTCGTTTCTTAGAAGGCGGACAACTTTCTCAAACTACACAAGCGCCGAGATTTTTTACAACTAGAGCTTCTATAGCCGCAGTAGGTGGAACATTATACATAGCAAACCTTGGACCAATGATTCTCAAGTATAGTGGACCGGGATTGTTTACAATTTCTACGTTATACAACGGTGTCGAAGTACTTCGGAAATTTGCAGGCTCTCTTATAGGTCTTGGTCTTATTCCTCAGCTTGGTACTTTTGTACAAAATGAAGATATGATCTTCGCTTGGAGCGCCTCGGAAGATTTGGATATTTGGGCACCTGTAGGTACTGATGGAAATGTTACAGGAGCTGGTTTTGAGGAACTTGCGGACATTGCAGACTATCTTAGCGGTTTGATTGTAGCAAATGGTACTGCATACATACTTCGTTCTCAGGGGGTATCTTATGCTACGGCTACAGGCAATGGTACACTTCCTTTTGCTGTCAATCATATTGGTCTAGGAGATAGAGGAGAAGGTGCTCAGGTTTCAGATTTGGTCTGTCAGTATGATAGCATTGGAGCTTTTGTAGGAAATTCTAACGTTTATCAAATTTCTAATAGTTTATCTCCGATAGGGGATAAAATCAAGGCTTTGCTTTACACAGCTTATTCTTTAACCCAGCCAATGTCTGCTGGAGCTTGTTCGATTCTTGTCGGTGGTAATGAGGCTGTTCTTTTCGCTTTTAATATAGGTACCGGACTCTTCCTTTATAATGGCTCGAATCAAACTTGGATGTTTTTGTCTTTTGCTGTCGAGGCTTCTCTTCAGTTACTTAGCACATTTTATGGCTCTTTTGCTTTTTCGAGCAGTGGACTTTTTAATCAGAGTTCTCTGGTCTTTGTGCAGCAGTTTAAGGACATACATAATGTACCTCAAACACCTTTTTTCTACTCTCTTGTAGATGGTCTTGCAAATAGTAATGCTATAAATGGAACTTCGACTGTGACTTTTCCAGTCGAAGAGGTAGCTTTTGGAAGAGATGTAACAGTAGATGCTTTATATGTGGCTCTTATAGCATCTGTTTCAGAGAATGTGACAATAACCTTTAGTTTGAATGGGAGTGCTTTTAGCACTTTGTTGCTTACGTCAGCGGAGTTTAATTCACTCAGTGGAAAACCTATTGAGAAACAGCTTTTTCCTCCTTCTGGGCCTGTTACGGTACATTCTCCGCAACTTCAATACTCGATTTCTGAGCTTTCTGATACTGGAACAGTAAAGATTCGTTTTACAAAGCTTGCACTTTTCGCATCTTATGATCCAGCACAGAGGCCAGTATAACATGAACATTTACGATCCTAACACGTTTGCACATGATTTGCCTGTTACGCATAGACAGTGGGTGCAGTCTGTGCAAGAGGTCGTAAATGGTAATGTAGATATGGGCACTCCTAAAGGAAATGCTCCTTCCAGTGCTGGAGTAAATGCAGGAGTTTATACTCAGTTTGATAAGGGGAATGGTTCTGGAGTGCTTATAAGAGTTGCGGCGCAGGGAGTTGCAGGTACAGGAGCATCTTATAACTGGGGTGGTATAGGCGTGGGTATTGTGATAAATCATGGTCTTTTGAGACAACCAATAGGTTTTCATGTGGTGGATCAGGATAAACCTGTACAAGTTTCCAGAACCGCGCCGCCGGATAAGAATCAGATAACACTAGCTCCTACAGATAACACAGCTAGTGTCACAGTGTACGTATTCTAGGAGTCTGAGATGAGTTTCGAAGCTGGAGATTGTCTTGCTGGAATCGGCGTCTTGCTGATGAATCGTCCTGTAGCGCAAGCAATAGTGTTAGAGGCTATCAGGAAGACAGTTCTGGAATACACGGTAGACTACAAGCATCCACTTCTCGAAGTAAATGGTCCGCTTGTAGCACTTGTTGCGTATCAGAATATCTACGATCCTTCGTACTTCACAGGTGAGATAGATCATGCCTTGGATGTGGATAAGATAAACTCGTTCTTTCTTTACAGTGAACCTTATGTTGCGCCTTCAGTCAATAATCTTGTAACTAATGCAGGTTATGATTTGAAGTATAGAAGCATCGAATCTATTGAAGTACTTCTGAACATTCCTGGAACTCCTATGTACTGGACTAGACATAATAATCAGATTTACATCGCTTCTATGCCTGATAACACGTATAATTTGTACATGCGTTTTCAGACTCAGCATCCGTATTCTGATACAGTGAATGGTTTCACACTCACCACTGTGATTCAGATGGCTGATGAGTGGCAGGAGATGATTGAGTACGGTGCCGCGATGCGGTGTGCGCAAGGAATCAATCTCAGTGGTAAAGTTACAGAACTTCGTGAACGGCTTTATGGAGATACGAAGTTTCAAACTACCAGCGGCATTGAGGGAGCACCGGGACTTATCTTTCAGCGTACCTCTCAGAGAAATAGGGATCAAGCTACAACAACAAGGCGGATGCGCCTGAGAATGGGGAGTGTGTAAGATGGCTACAGTTCCTATGGCAGGTATGGCTTTTCAGATGGGCGCAACTTCGCAACCTATGACTAGTTCTGTACCTGTGGGAGCTATGCCTACTACTCCTACATCAGCACCATCAGCTAATCCTGTGCTGCAACAGGTACTTAGTGAGTATCCTGGATTAGCTAAGAATTTTAACACAGATAACACATCTGTAGTTTTTGCTAGTGGAGAGCGTCAACAACGCGGAGCTAAGGAAAGGGGAGGGTTAGAATTCTGGCCCTCAACTGAGCAAGGAGACAAAGATTATCCACATCCTTCTCCTGGTAAGAATGTTCTCGAAGTCTATAGTGATGACCTGAAGAATAATCCTACCGCGCTAAAACAGGCTGTTTATGGCGACTTAATACATGGAATGACCAGTGATCCTTACTGGAAAAGTCTTCGTAATGAGTATATGAAAAGTTTTACTCCCCAAGAAACAAAGCGCCAAGCAGAGCACAAAACATGGTGGGATGATGTAAATGGTTCTAAAGGTTCAGTTGGAGATGCTACTTACGATGCTTACATTCGAGGATGGCTCGCTGATGAAGGTGGAGGAAAAAGCAGCGGTCAGAAAGAGTCTGGAAATACAATGTATTCTCCAAAACAACTTCAACTCATGCAAAAAATGGAAGAGTATCTGAAAACTGGAAAGGAAGCATCAGATGGCTACAAATAGCATGATTCCGTACTCGAATCCAGCAGGCAATAACCAGACCACTCCTGGAGCTGGAACTATGGCGCAAGCTGTGCCGTTACCTGTAACAAGTCCTACGAATCCTACTGCTGCTCCAGCAGCAAATCCACTGATACCGAATGTGATACCTGGTGTTAGTAGCACTGTACCTAGTGCAGGTTCTACGGCTGCTAACCAAACAAACACACAGCAGCAACTTACAGACATCTATGGACAAGGTGTAGGTACGGATTTAACAGACCTTCTTGGTTCTATTGGAGGTACAAATTCTACTACACTTCAAGAATTTGAGCAGAGTCTTGTTCCTCAAGAAGCCACAGCAAAGGCCAATTTGGATGCTTCTCTTGGAGCGGCGGGTGTAGGAGGTAATTCTAGCGTCGCCGCGATAGGAAATGCAAATTTACAAGCTCAAGAATTTGCCGCTACAAGTAATGAGACAGCTCAGCTTACACAAGAAGGACAACAGCTTGAGTCGAATATACTTGGACAGACTGAAGAAGCCGCAGAAAAAGAAGTAGCTTCTAGTGGCTGGGATGTTTTTGGACA